ACTTATTATACTTTTCCATTTGCTCTAACTTATAACCATCCATAGCTTCTTCTCTGGTGTTATATAATGTAACTTCATTAAAACGATTGATCTCAGGATTCCATTCTTTATCTCTAGTTTCCCATTTATCAAAACGACAGAATCTATCACCCACTGTAAATAATAATCCATTCTCACTAGAAAAATTTGATAGAGCTTGGGATAGTTGTTTTACAAAAGGGACCTTAGAATGATAAGTGTTAAATAAAGTCCTAGCTTTTTGTGAATCTAGATTTAATTCTTTCTGTAATTTTAATTTACCCATGCCATAGAACAGTCCCAGGTTAATAGTCTTAGCTTGTTTCCTAGGTATATTAGCCATTTCAGCTACTATTTGATGGAAGTCAGCATCGTCTTTATCAAACTTTTCTTGTAGATTATTAGTGCCTGCCATGCCTAATTTTAATGCATAGTGTACTACAATTCTTGGCTCTTGTTGTGAGTAGTCAAAGCTATACCATTTACTACCTGTCTCAGGAATAAATAATTCTCTCATCTTCTTACCAATGTATCCTTTAGATGGGATCTGTTGTAAGTTTGGATTACTCATTGAGAATCTTCCAGTTACTGTGCCGCCATGCTCTCCTTTAATCTGATTAATATCTGCGTGGATTCTTTCGTTATGAACAAATCCTAATAGTCCTTCGACAAAAGTATTCTTCGCTTTGTCACATTCTCTTGCTTTAGCAACAAATCTTAGAAATACATTCTCGTGAGTTCTTAGATAATCTTTCGGAAGTTGTGGCATTCCAGATTTCGGTGTTTTTGTATAGTCTGTAATTTTTTGGTTTTCTAATAAATTTTTTATAGAGGAAGCTGCCCATATCTGAACACCTATACCGGTTTTGTCTTTTATTATTTTTAATAATTTATCTCTACGTCTTTCTAAGAATTTACCAAACGCCTTAGCTTTTTCGACATCTATTTTAACTCCTTTAAATTTCATGTCAACTAGACAAGGAAATAATTTTGTTTCTAATTCAAATATTTTTCTACTTGTTTTCTCTTCAATTATGATATCCTTTCCATTAGCATCTTTTTTTATTTTCCATTCATTAGCTTTTTTATCAAAATATTCCTCGTATTTAGTGTATAATACTTCGTCAAGTTTTGTATTAAATAAATTCCATAGCTTTAAAGTTAGATTAACGTCTTGTTTTGCATAGTCTTTTACAATAGACGCAGGTAGTTTATGCATATTAGTCATTGGATCTTTTATGGTTCCCTTTGACCACTCAAGAGTTTTTTCTTGTAGGTCGTAGCCACCTTTTTTTTCTTTTAAAATATCTCTAGACAAGGCATCCAACGAATACGTAAATCTATTTTCGTCAATTACAGAAGCTGCAATCATCGTATCTACAATACGACCTTTCATTTTTTTACCTGTTACAGCTCTAATCCAACACACATCGTACATTGCATTGTGAAATACTTTAGTTATCTTTTCATTTTGAAATAGTTTTTTATCTAAAACTTCCCACATTTTTAATTTTTTATCCAAAGTTAAGTCTGTATCTGAGTGACTCATTGGAAAATAAGCGGTCTCGTTTGCTGTTGCAACTGCAACACCACATATAAAACCGTCTCCTCTGATGGCGCCTAATCCTTTTGTTTTTAAATTAGGATCGTAAGTTTCTATATCGACAGCAACTGTATCTATGCCTGTTAAATCTAAATCTTCTGGTGTTTTACACATTATTTTATTATCCCCCATGAGTTATCTTTATCTTTTGGTTTATCTTCTTTTGGTTTTTCTATTTCTTTATAATCTCGTTCCATTATCATTTCTAAAAAATGTATCGCTTTCAATATATCTTGTTTCTTTCCTTTAAGTCTGTGGCGACAAATATATTTTATAGCGCATCCTTCGGGGAAAAGCAATTCGTTCTCCACAACAAACTTACTAGGTTGAATTTTAAAATGTTGATAGTGGGATCCTCCGTGCTGTTTATCCCACACGCTTTTATCTGCCATGTCTTCTCCCTAATGTGTATCTGTCTTGTGACGCTACTGTCCAGCAATCTATTCTACCTCTACTATAAGCTACATACTTTAAACGCAGTTGAGTAAAATAATCTTCTCGTCTAGTGCAAGTCTCATCCACTATTATATTATCATAAGTTAGACCTTTAACTTTATGTATGTTTCCATAATGAACTCTTGCTTCTCCTTCTGTGTCAACTCCTTGTCTTATTAAATCATTTATATATTTAATTTTTTCTATATTTGTTTTTGATTTAATCCTTGTGTGATAAAAGTCAGTAAAATCAAGGCTTTCTGGACGTAAATATTTTTTTTCTATTAGCTCATTAATTACGTAATCTTTTTTTCTCCAATCTTCAAAAGTTGCTTCTCCTTTTCCTATTACAATTACTTGTCTCCCCATGTATTGCCAAAACTCTTTTATTTGTTTCAAAGACATTGGCGAACCTTTGACAAATTCTGGCCATAGTTTATGACATCTTATTTCTTTTTTAGAAACATAAGGATCACTACCTACATGACAAAATTCTATCCCATGATACTGTAAAAAAGACCTTGCCCATTTTCCCGAAGGAGTTCCTCTATAAGTAAATAAAAAAGTTTCTTTTGTATTTTTTATTTTATCCAATAGTGTTTCCATAGCTGAACAATCTGTAGTAAGACTTGGTAAGTAATAATGATTACCAACAATACCTTCCGCAGGTTTCCAGATTCTTTCATAACCATAATGCTCCCATATTGGTTGTATTATTTCTTTACATAAAGTGTTTATGGTCTGACCACATCTTAAACCATCTTCTAATTGTTCGGCGTCTTTAGAAAGTTTATGAAAATAATCTGCATTAGCACCAGCAAATTCAAAAATAGTTTGATCCGCATCTCCTACCATGTAGTATTCTTTTACATTTGTTGACATTTTTTCTAAAGCTTTTAATTGTGGAACGTTACTATCTTGAGCTTCATCTACTATTAAAACATCTATATCCGGAACAATCGCATTGTCTGTAAAGTCTTGTATCATATCATTATAATCACATACTTGATTAAGATATTTATAATTGTCGTATACTTCTTTCATTTCATTGATCATTCTAAAATTATTATAAGGATAATAACTTGAACTTTCTTCTCTTAAAGAACTCCAATGCTCTTTTATTGTTTTACCTCGTCCAAATGCATCATTGAGAAATCTAAAAAACTTATGTTTATCATTATCAAATTCAGGCTGAGTCACTCTTTGTGCTTTAAATCCACTGTTTTCTCTACATAAATTAAGATAGTCCGCATAAGTTATTAATTCTTTTTTTAATACTTTGCTTTTACAAAAAGCATGAATAGTACATATTTTATATTTAAAAAATTTCTTTCTTAGACCCCTTTCTAGCATTTCTGGTAATTTTAATACTGCCTCTTTTAATTCATTAGCAGCCACCTTAGTGTGTGATAACATTATTATTTTTTCTGGGCTGTACGTTTTTAACAACTCCTTATATTTTTTTATTAAAAATAAATGAGTCTTCCCTGTACCTGGAGGACCAGATACAAATTTAGGATTTGTCATATGTTAGTGTCCTTTCTTCTATTTCTTGTGCTTCTCCTTCTATGATTAAATGATCTCTATTTATGTTAAAGTTATCTATCTTATAAGAAGTACACGATTTTTCTTTATATTTACCCCTGTATCTTTTAGCTCTTAGAACACGTTTACACTTTAAAACAAGATCAACTCTTGCTAAACTTACTCTTTTTTCAGCTAAAAATTCATCAAATTTATTTAAATTAAATTCTAAACTATTATTTTTCATATTAAAATATGGCATATTGAAATCTACTAATTCTTTTTTATCTGTGTAGGCTTTATGTTTATCTATAAAAGATTCAAACCAACTTATGAATCTTACATCTTCACTTGACTCTGGATCATAGTCTGGTGCTTTTGTTCTTGCTTGAAATTTTGCTATCATCATTTTTTCAAAAGCTAATTCTTTCATGAATGGTAAAAAAACAGCTGCCTGTTTCATTACTTCGTCATAAAAAATTTTCTTTTTCATTAACTGAGGTCCTTCTACAGTTATGTCTGTTTCTATTTTCTTTCCGTCCTCTAGTGAATATATCTTTACAAAATATCTATCACTTCCGTATTCAACTATATCCCCAATGTGTTCTTGAATTTCTTCTGATTTATCTTCGATTCCTATCCAATTAAATAGTTTTATTACATCTTTTTGATCTACATTTAAAACTTCTGCTAATTTTGGAATACCATATTGTTTTTCTGCTTTTTTACCTGTTGTTCCTTTGCCGCTACGCTTGTCAGCTTCAGTATCATTTGCTTCAATTGCAATGTTATGTACAAATTTATCAATCTGTTCTGTTGTCCAGTCTGTGTTTTTAAGTAAAGTTCCTGCTATAGCGGTACAGTAAATATCTCTCCAACCTGTGGAAGGATATATAATTGCAAGAGCAGTAGATAAAGCAATTTTACTCACATCATTTACTACATTGCCACTATACTCATGAATATCATTATAATGTGACCACTCAACTGTTTCTCCATTATCATCATAAGGTGATTCTGGAACTATAGTATATCTTTCTTTACCACTTCTTAGTTCACATAGAGTTGCACCATGATCAAATTTGTCAAAGTTTTTTTCAAAACTTTTTGGAAGTATGTACTGAATAAATTTACAAGAACCTGTCCATAGATAATGACTATTAGGATTATTTCTTCTGCCATAAACTGCGCCACAGTCTTTTAAGTAGTGTGTTATGAATCTCCTAACTACAGGATTGTCTATATCTAAATCTATATGATTATCTAATCTTAATGCTATTTGTGCTTTTGAGTAATTTGTTTTCCATTCTTCTTTCGTTAGACTAAAATTATCTTTCTTCCAGCTCACCCTGGCCTTCTTTTGATCAGTGGGTATTATCACATGACCAAGATCAAGCCAATCTTCATAGGTAATCGGATTTTTATTTATCTTATCATTCATAAATTAAAAGTGGGCGTCGCCACTCTCGCTTAGACGCCCACTACCTAGGATACTATAAATTTAAAGATTTTTTAGTTTGCTCTTGGACTTCAGGTTTAACTTTAACCTCGCCTTTGCCCACACTCATTGCAAAAGATTTAGCCATGTCATAGATTCCTTTATCTGTAACTGGGCCCATCTTTTCAACTTCCCATCCAAACCATGTTCCTTTGTCATTAGACATCTGAACGGTTGATAGATTATAAATGTGGCTATAAGTTGGCGGTGTAAACAAACCATTTTTACCTT